GGGGTTCCGGCTTCGGGGGTTCCGGCTTCGGGGGTTTCGGCTTCGGGGCCACGTCCGTCAAAATGGGGGCCAGAGCAACAATCTGTTCGGCGGTAAAACCCGCATCTTTCAAGGCGGTAATCTGTTCGATTTTCATACATTTCGCTCCTTTTCGGTAATATAGACGTCGTAACCGGCTTTTTTCATTTTCGCCGCCAGCTTTTCGGCGTTCGTTTTGTTCTTAAATGCGCCCATCTGAACACAATAAAGAACTTCGGTGTTCGTTTCCTGTTTGCGTGGAACATAGTCAACGCCAAACTCGGCGCAAATGCTCTCGGCAATTGCTTCGGCAATATCCACCCGGCGGCCCATGATAAAGGCGGCCCCGGCGGGGGTATCGTGGAAATCAACTTCCAGCAAAACAGACGCTGCCGCCATCATGCGGCACTCGTAAAACGTCTTGTTCTGCTGGACACTGGACCAGCGGTCCGTGGGCTGTCCGATTTTTTTAAGGGCATAGGCCAAAGTATTCGCAAGATTTCTTCCAGCCTCATAGTAGTATGCGACACACCCCCGGGCAACTCCCGCCCCACCGGCATTGCTATGCAAGGCCAAATAATAATCATAGCCCAGCTTATCACAGTCGGCGGGTCTGTCGTCAATACCCATTTCCGTATGATAGCAAATTTTGTGTTTTACGCCGCAACGGTCCAGAGCCTTGCCAACTTCGGCGGCGAGTAGCTCCATCTGCTCCATCTCGCTTCCGTAGGTGCCGCACCCATAGTTCCTGTTCTGGTCGGATGGACTAATGTATATACTAGGCATACATTACACCTCTTTCAGGTTGGACAGCTTGCCCTCCAACCGCTCCATTACCTGCGTGTTCCGGTCCAGGGCATCCACCCAGGCTTTACTTTCGATTGCGTGCGCTTCTCGTTCCTTCTGCTGGGAATAGAACAAGTAACAAACACAGGCAATCGGGAAACCCACATTGCTAATCAATGTGGTAATTAACTGTACAGTTTCACTCATAAATTTGCCCCTTTCATGTTCGTTTGGTCGTGGGCCGTGGGAGTTGCACCCACCGCTCGCCATTCTCGCCGCCACTCGCTCCCACGTAAATGCGTGACCCCGTTCTTGCGGTGGACTGCCGCACGGGCCACCTTCCGGGTGTGTCCTTGCCCACGGGGTCACTACACATAATATAGCATGTATGTTCGGTTTTGTCAAGCCCCAAAATACCGATTTAGCAGTATTTCGCACAAACGTTCTTCAAAAATTATCTTGCCGGTTATATATTTCGCCCATATCCAGTTGTATTTCCGACGGAAATTTGTCAATTCTGCATCCGACAGGCCGAACCGTGTAGGGCCGCCGGAAACGTGGGTAGTAATATAGAGGTTTTCGCCGCCCTTGCGGCGGTAGATACACAACTCGCCAATATTGACCAACGGGTCATAATTGCGTAGGTCCTCCGACTTATTGGGCATCGCTAAATCCTCACCGATATACTTATTGTCCAGAGCCATCGCCCCAAATTCCGTCCCGGCGGTCATACGATACAAGGCGGTTTTGCTTTTTGCGGCAGAAATGGGGCTGTCCATGATGTTGACCAACATAATACCCCGGTCCGGTAGATAACTAATTTGTTGGTGTTTGCGTTGCATTTGTACAACCTTATTCACAAGGCCCAGCCCTATATAGATTGCATTATCTAGCCGGTTAGAGTTAGAGAGGCAAAGCAACTTGACAGGCGGCTTTCCCAATAATTCACGGTTTCGGTTGATAGTTTCGTATGCGTTCATCAGTGCCATACATTCTTCCCGGATGGGTCTTGCGTGGGGTTCCGGAATAAATTCGTCATAAACAATAATTTCATATTGCTCGCCATTAAATCCCCGCAAATTGCTGATTGTTGATAACGCCAACATCATGCCAACCGGTGGGCCGTCCGGGATTAGCTTATCTCCATCCGCTACACGGTGTACAATCTCCGTGGTATACTTGCCCGACTTCATAAGGCCCACATTTTCGCCGGTATCTGCATTCAGACGGGCAAACGGATTATTACTTTCGTTCGCCGCCAAAAATTCAGTTTCCGTTAGCGTCCGGCGTAAATAGATAAAAGGTATGCCGTTTTCAATGACATATTTTAATGCGCCGTATGTTTTGCCGACACCCCGGGCACCGGTGCAAAAAATAAAGGGGTATGGCTTTGCAACGATTTTCGGCACGTTCAGCCAACCGTCCGGCGTATAAATATTTTCCATTTTTCCAAAACCTTTCTATAACAAAAGCCCGGTTTCCCGGGCCGTTGTTGTGAATTTTTTTAGTCGGCGTATACGCAGTTAATAAACTCCCTGCCGCCCTTGCTGGTGCCAGTAGACACCCGAATATGATGGACGTCAAGCCCCATCGTGTCAAAACACTCCATCATTGCCGCAAAAGAGTCGATGAACGTTGCGGAGTTGGTGGCGTACATCTTATCGCCGGACTTGATGGAAAGGATTCGCCGCATTTCACCGGTCTTGCGGTCTGCATCCGCAAACAGTGCCCACTTGTCCAGGGCCAGTGTCTCACCCTTTACGGTAGTCATTTTCTCGATTTCCGGGGACGTGGTGAGGAAATACAGGTCTGCGCCCTCTACGTTCTTGCTCATTTTGATAATTTCCATTGTTGTTGCTTCCTTTCAAGTTTTTTGTTATTTTGTGTTGGTCTTTCCAACTGTCTATATTATATCAGAGACGTTTCAATTTGTCAATGTTTTTCTTTTGTAATTTCCTGTAAAATTTTGTAATATTCCGCAGTTATGCCTAGCTGATATGTACTATCTCTAATAACCACGTTAGCGGTTATCGGGAGTACATGACCATCAACCACAAGGGACGTGATAGCCGGATGGTCGTTGTACATAAGTTCAGCTCCACCCGCCTTGCGAAAAAGAAAGCCAGGATTTGTGTTCACAAAACGTTCAAGCCCTGCTCCATATTCGTCCCCTTCATCAAGTTCAGGACCACCCTCTTTTTTGCTGACTCCAGCTATTGTGACGTGTGTTTTCCCGTTTTCCTCCGTATAAGCATACTTTTTGGCCCCTAAAGTCGCAAAAGCGGGGTATTTTCCATCAGGCTCAAAAACTCCCATGTAGTGGGCTTCCCCGGACGGGTCCACCGCCCAGGCCCCGGAATGTTTGCTCGCCGCTATACGGTCATTGTTATATTGTGTCCAGTCGGGGAGAACATTTGTCTCTAAGTACTTGACAGAATCGGTATCACAATAGACAAACCTGGTCCCCACCAAATCAATACCGCATTGCAAGTGGTATCTTGCCCACGCTGTTGTCCAAACGCCCCACGCATAGGTGAGAAACGCATTACGCTGAGCATCTGCGAGGGCTTCCCCAATATTTAGAGCATCTTCCCCCCATTCGCCATCGAAATATACTTCCGGTTTTGCGGGATTTTGGGCCGTCATACCGTATACACTGTTTAACTTTGCCTTGCTTTTTGCGTATATGAGTTCCTGCCCCGGGACGTTTTTTAATGCTGTCTTTTTATGGTAAAGGTCACACAAAACGCCAACCATTTCCGGCGGTAACTTGCCATAGGTGGAGTAATAGCCGCTTATCACGGTATAGACCCCGGTGTAATGGTCAACGATAATCTGCAAGTCAATATCCGTCACCGTCAATTCCAGGTAATCGGCGGCAATCACTCGTCCATTGTCATACACGCCGCCCACAATGTTCCGGCATTTGTCCCGGGGTATATATGGACACCCGTCCGAGATGTGCCGCAAGTGGCAATCTGATATAGCAACCCGGGCCAGCGTTGCGGTTCCTCTTTCCTGCATGGTCAAAAGTCTTTCCACGGTGGATATACCCAGCCTTTTAAACTCGCCCATCGGAAATAGATTATTACATTGGACGTCCGGGTAACTGCTGGACCGGTCAGCCGATATTACATTATGTAACACTTGTCCGGCATAGTGTCTATTGGCGTGGGTGTTGCCTCCCCGGAAAGCCTCACGCAAATAGGTATATACGTCCGTATCCGGAAAGATTGCACGAATTTTATAAACCAACTCTTTGTTACCTCGGATTGCATTCCGCACGTCCCGCCGTACATATCCGGTTGACGTGCGGGGGATGGTGTCCAGTGTATCGCCGTCCGTTTGCATTTCGTTCGCCAGAGCTTCACACAGTCCCTGTGTATCGTTTGTACAATATGCAAGTTCATTTTGTGTCATTTCTGTCCATGGAAAACGGAGTTTTGTATAATCGAAATCTTCACCCGATAACTTTGTGTGTTCTGCGTGCATTTTGTTCGTGAATGTGTCTAAATTCATGTTTGAATGGAGATAAGAACAACGAAATTCGATATTGCCCCATGTACACGCAAGGACTTTCCGAGACTTTACCGCCATAACATCTTCACGGGCAAATTTGTGGATTCCGGACAGAAACTGAAATTCATATGACAAATTATGAACCCAAATCACAAGACGGTAGTCATTTTGCACTAGATACACATTCCAGCTGTCAATCATGGCGGTGAATTCATCCCACGTTCTGCCGATTATCATACACTTTTCATGCAGACACAAGGTCCAGATGTACATAATAGACTGCTCATTGCGGCGGGTTTCTACCCATTCGCCCCGGATTTTCTCCGGGGCTGATAATTCGGGAAAATCTTCCGGCTTTAGCCGGGTGGTCTCAATGTCAAAAGCGGCGATTTGGTCTAGTGTAACTATATCATTTCTTGCGCTTTGTTTTCTTCTTCCTCCCTTGCTTTCCAGAGGTTTCGCCGCTTGCAGATACTGGACTGCGCTTTCGGCGGCTATTCTTTTCAACTCCATCTTTCGCCGCCTCCCAGTATTCCTTCCGCAACGTGCCGCCAGCGGATGATTTCAAAAATTCTACAAAATTCGCCTTTATCGTTTCAGGGTCAATGTTCAATTCCTTCATGTCTCTGATTAAATCAATAATCTGTTCGCTATCATACATTTCTGCAAGACCCATCTGTATACGCATTTGCAAAAATTCCGTGAATAGGTGGAAATCCTCGTTCGTGCTGATAAAGTCAATGCCCCGTGCCCTAAATGCCTCAATATGCTTTTTGATGCTTTCTCTAATTCCTGTTATGGTAGTTTTTTGCGGTTTTTCAAAAAATTCTACCAAATTCTGCAGACCAACTGCAATATCAGCGGGTGTTGTCAACTTGCTAACCGGACGGAGATATTCATCAAACGTTTTATAGCCGTCTGTCCACGCAAACCCAGCTTTTTTAATACTCCTAAGCCGTTGCATGGCGGTTTTCCGCAGTCTGATATACTCGTCCTTTGCGGACCGGACAGCATCGGGATTCCCGGCCCAGTCATAGACTTTTGTCGGGTCATAGTAGTAGTCTGGGAGCCTATAGCGGCTCCCCTCCGGTTTTAACCATTTTGTTTGCTTTCGTCTCGCCATTTATCGGCCCTCACATACTTCTGCAATCTCGTCTGTAAGGTAACCATACATTCCGGCACAAGTGTTGACGTACCTTTGGCACGTTTTACAATTTGGGACAATCCGGTCCTGGATTTTCCACGGCAATTTCCGGATATATGAGCATAGGTCAATATCTTTGACTGTTGCCCAAGTGGTGGTATATACGTCCCCGTAGTATGCTGTAGGGGCATAGGGGATATATTTCCCGGTGAGTTTGTCCACGGCATAGGGGGCGCAATGTACGCCCCGGATGATTGCCGCCGCAAACTTGCCATCCTTAACCAAGATTGCATCATTGCGGCCCTTGACCAGGTGCCACCCGTCTGTATAGATTTTGCTCATTGTTTTTTTACCATCCTTTCAATTCCATAACAAACCACACAAATTCATAGGGCCAGCCCATGTACGCAAACTCTTTTGCTGTCCTGTTTGCAGTGTTCCTGTCAACACCTGACGCCATGAGCAACCGGCAAAATCTGTTCCGTGACATTTTTTTCACCCCCATTGTTCTGCCATTGCTTTCGCGATGCCCGGAAATGTTTTGCTTCTCAACTTAGCCCGTTCCGCTTTCGGCAGTCGCCATGCGTCCGCGTACCATGCAGGCATTGACCTACCGCTTGCAAACGTTTTGCGGGGTGGCACGTCAACAATATTTGTAGGTATCAATTTCGGCAAACCTTTCAGCCACAAACAGGTCTTTTTTTCATAGGGATCGCCAAACTGCCATGGCTCTATAATCTGGTCTGATTTTCTCCACCTACTCGACATAATACCAACCGGATTTTCTATGGCAATGTGTTCACAATCGGCTCCAGCAATCGCCATAAAAAATTCCATCGCTTCTTCCCGGTCCCTATAACGTTGGATTGCTTTCTCGCCATACCGTTCTACATTATACCAACGATTTCCGGTAACTGTAAGATATGTGCAGGGGGGATGGGCTATTATCAGGTCCCATTGATGGCTCTCAATAGCCTTTAAGGCGTCACCCTGTATGTGCCATTCCGGATGCCCGCCGGACGGCTCCAGGATATCACATGAGTATGCATCGTGCCCACGTTCCCGGAAAGCCTTGCATACAGTCTGCGATTCCTCGCAAGCAATCAACACTTTCATTTCGTTCACACCTCCCTATAATACACCCGGTAGCAATAACTTGTACTATCCCAACGGGGGAGCAGCACATATTTTTCACCGGCTCTACGTCCACCGGCGACACCCGTTGTTAAGGGGTCGCTGTCTTTCAAACGGCGGGACACGTAGCCCCGAACACTCTTTTTGTCATACACCACTATTTTTCCATCTTCGCAAGCCTTACAAAATTCACCGTATGTCATTTTATTTTACCTCCTCTAATTTCTCCGGCAAATAACCGGCTTTAACAAGTTCTAGTGCCCGGCGTTCCATGTCACAATACTGTTCATCGCCGTCTTTTTCATAGGTCCAAATCTCGCTAAAACTATCCACGGCTTCGTCCTTGTACCCGCCATTGTACTTTCCCCACGTCCATTTCAGTGTTCTTGCCATTGTCTTTTCGTTCCTTTCATATCGGGATTTCCTGTCCCTTTGTGATTATATTATACCACACTTTCCGGAAAGTTCAAGTTGGAATATTACACAATAATTACCCAATTATTCGC